AATGGCTGCGGAAGTCAAACGGATAGATGTCCTCCTTAATAAAACTAGGGAGGAAACTGCCCGTGACTTTGCAACGAAACGAGACCTTGAGACTGATGTTTCAAGGGTACTCGCACAATTAGATAAGATTGATAAAAAACTTGATCGTTTGTTTGTAGACAGGAGAAGTTAGATGGCTTTACCATTAATTCCAGCAGGGATAGCAGCAGCAAGAGGATTAAGTTTCTATGCTAAATCTCCTGCTGGTCGTGCCTTGATGAAAAGAATGATGTCTAAGTATAAAACCGTTAAGGGGAAAAGTAATATTCCGAATGTTAATCCAACAAAAGGTCGTTCAACCAAACCATCAAAACCTCCTAAAGATTTTAATTACAAAACAAATCCTTTTTCTCAGGCTATAACTCAAAGTATGAAAAAGAAAATTCCTTTTAGAAGATTGGGAACATCTACAGAAGTATCAAGTGAACAATCTGATGCAGATAATTTAGCTCAAAACCAAGACAACTTTGATGAGGGGTTAAAGGATTTAATAAAATCTTTAAAAACAAAACCTAAAAGACAAAGTAATGCTAGAAATCGTGCGAGAAGAAATATACCTAAACCTGTGCGAAAGCCAAAAAGTAAAGGATAATATTATGTTTATTAAAACAGTTAGACAAGCTTTGAGAAGGAAATTAAAGCCAAAGCCACTTACTCCAAGAAGCCCTCTTGAAAAGAAAATGACAGCTGCAGAAAGAAAAAGAAGGGCTAAGATTAGAAGGGCAGAAACTAAAAGACGTAAAACCTCTGCTGATCAAACAAATAAGGATATTACAGAGGCTCGTAAAAAAGTTGCTAAAGGAGCAGCAATAGTATCTTCTGGTGGTGCAGGTGTAACTGCTACACAAAAATTAGCAGGAGCAAAAGGTTACTCTGTCAAAAAAGGAGACACCCTTTCTCAGATTGCTAAGAGTAGGGGTATTACTTTAAAGGCTCTTAAAGATGCTAATAAAAATATTAAGAATCTTAATAAGATTGGTATTGGACAAAAAATTAAAATACCAAGTTCTCCAAAGTCATCTAATGTTTACAAAGGTATGACTAAATCTGAAATGGCTAAACTTGCTGTTGATAAAAAATTACTAGGCGGTGTTGCTTTAAGAAAATTAATGAAAAGTAAAACTAAAACTGAAACAAAAACCCCCGTTAAGAAAAAACTTGCTGTTGATAAAAAATTACTAGGCGGTGTTGCTTTAAAAAAATTACTAAAAAGTAAAGCTAAAACAAAAACCCCCGTTAAGAAAAAACTTGGTGGTGGTCGTGTTAGAAGAAGGATAATGTAATGCCAGCAAGAAAAGCCGTAAAAGAAACACAGAAAATTTTGCAGTCTCTTGGTGTTACAAACATGAAAGAGTTGCGTGATCTAAAAAGATTACTTTTAAGCGGTTCTGCTGGAGGTGGTGTGGGAGCTATGGTGTCTAAAGCTTTAGAGTCAAAACCTGAATCAAAGCCTGAACCAAAGCCAAAAAAAGCCAAAGACCCTGAAGCAAAACTTATTAAGATTAAAAACAAAGATACAAAAGGTAAGTATTTAAAAATGAAAAATGGTGGTATTGTAAGAAAAGTTGGTGGTGGAAAGGTTAAATGTAGGCTAACTTTCTAATGGATATTAATAAACTAACTTATGGCAATCCTACAAAGGAAGATAAGGATCTAATGTCTCGTGATTTAAAATTTTTACCTAATGTTGAATCTCCAGAAAGGATGATTGCTATGCCTTTTTCTAACTCATCTTTTGAAACAGAGGATGAGTTATTGTCTATATCATTTTTGCCTGAAGAGTTGTCCGATAATGACATAAGAGTTATAGACGAAGAAGATGAAAACTTTATTACAAATACATTTTTTAAGTATTTAGATAACAATAACATTGATTATAATGTAGATGATGTAGAGGAGACTGCACTCGATGTAGCTTCTTTAGTTATGAAAGCTAAGTATAGATTTAATAGACCAAGACCTAATCAACTTGCTGAGTACCATAGTATAGATATAAATCCACGAGAAGGTAAGTCAGCAGATTCACCTTCTTACCCAAGTGGTCATTCGGCACAAGCTACTTTTTTAGCTCGTATGTTAGGAGATCAAAATCCAAAACATAAAGTTAAGTTAATGGAGCTAGGTGAATCAGTTGGTATTAATAGATTAAAAGGAAACTTTCATTATCCTTCTGATCATGAGGCAGGTGTTGAGTTTGGTAAAGATCTTTATGATTTATATAAAGCAAATAAAGCAAGTGATATTAAAGTTAATAAAGAGAAACAGACAAAGTATATTTAATTATGGCAACATCAGGAACAGCGACATTTAACCTAGATATAAACGAAGTTTGTGAAGAGGCTTTTGAAAGAGCTGGTACAGAGTTACGATCTGGTTATGATTTAAAGACAGCGAGAAGAAGTCTTAATCTTATGTCTTTAGAATGGATTAACAGAGGAATAAATCTGTGGACTATAGAGGAAGGGTCTGTAACTTTAGCAACAGATGATGGTTCTTACACATTACCTGCTGATACAATAGATCTTCTTGAACACGTTGTAAGAACTAACAGTGGCACCTCTAATCAGTCAGACTTTAACTTAGCTAGAATATCTGTAACAACATATTCTCAGATACCAAACAAGACAAGCACAGGAAGACCAACGCAAATCTATATTGATAGGCAAAGAGATGCTCCTGTTGTTTATCTTTGGCCGCTCCCAAGCTCAACATACAATGGAGACTTTTTAAGGTATTGGAGAATAAGAAGAATACAAGACACTGGAACTCTTGGATCTAATAACTACGATGCTCCTGCTCGTTTTCTTCCTGCTTTAACATCAGGTCTTGCTTATTATATAGCTATGAAAAAACCACAGCTAACTGATAGACTTCCTGTTTTAAAAGCAATTTATGAAGAACAGTTTGAACTTGCCGCTTCAGAGGATAGAGAAAAAGCTCCGATTGCTTTTGTTCCTTTGTCAGATTACTTTAATCCGTAAGGAATTGTTATGAAGAAAAGAACATTACAAAGTATTGCTGGTAAGTTAGCAGACATAAGGGCTAAACAAGGAACAAAGCCAAAGCCTAAGTCTAAGCCACGTAATCCGAAGTACACAGCTATTCGCAACAGGGCTATGAAAAACCTCAAGCAAACTGTTGCTGATAAGGAAAATTTAAAAGACGCAAAAACTGTAAGGTCTCAGGCTATAAAAGCTAGAAAGCAAGCTTCTTCTTCAGAAAAAACAAAGCTGAATAATATTGTTAATAACTTAAATCGTAAAATAAAAGTATATGAAGAAAAGTTAAAAGCTGGAAAAATTAAAATATTTCCTTCTAAAGCTAAAGCACCTCCAAAAAAACAACCAGTTATTCAACAACCTATATCTGCAAAAGATGGTGTTAAAAGATATGCAACAGGATATGCAAAGGGTGTTGATGAAAATCCTTTAACAGTTCGCCCTAAGAAAAGACTTAAAGGAGGCATTGTAAAAAAATATATAAAATCAAAAGCAAAACCTAAACCAAAGAGAATTAAATGAGTCAACCATACGCAAAAGGTAGAAGGGCTTACGGTTACTGCGATAAAACAGGATTTAGATATCCTTTGCATGATCTTGTTTATGAAGTTCAAAATGGAATTAGAACTGGTTCTCGTGTAGGTAGAGATGTATTTGATCCCGATCAGCCACAAAACCTTTTAGGTAAAGTAAGGATATTTGATCCTCAAGCAATTAGAGATCCTCGCCCAGATCAAAATCTTGGGGAGAGTAGAGGCTTTTTTGGATGGAACCCTGTTGGTGATGGTGGTAATGCACCTGATGGTAATGGGGCTATGGGTTTAACAGGCAGTATTGGTACTGTCACAATAACAGTGAGTTAGCTATGTCTTGGACATTTACAACTTTAAAAACAGCAATACAAGATTATGTAGATAATAATGAATCAACCTTTGTTACAAACCTGCCTATCTTTATTACGGAAACAGAAGATCGTATTCTTGATCTTGTTGATCTTCCTTACTTTAGAAAAAATGCTACAGGAACAATAAGCTCAGGTAATAAATACCTTGCTATGCCTACGGACTTTCTTGCACCATTTAGTTTATCTTTGACAAGTTCAAGTGATGTTTATTTTCTTATTAACAAAGATGTTAATTTTATGCAGGAGTCTTTTCCTACAACTACAACAACAGCAAGACCTGAGTATTACGCTATATTTGATACGTCAAATTTCATAGTCGGTCCGACACCTGATGCAAACTATGACGCTGAAATACATTACCTCTATAGACCAACTAGCATTACTACAGCGGCAAGTGGAACAACTTGGTTAGGCACAAATGCTACAGATGCTATGTTGTATGGTTCATTAATGGAAGCTTATACTTTTATGAAGGGTGAGCCAGATTTAATAAATGAATACAAACAAAGGTTTGAACGAGCAATAGCACGACTAAAAAATCTTGGAGAAGCTCGTATGAACAAAGATCAATATCGTAATGGTAAATTAAGGATACAGGAAAGTTAATGTTTGATGTTTCAGTAGATATGAATGTAGGTCATGTGGATGTAAGCACGACTCATTATAGAGGTCATAGCATAGATGATCTGACAGATATGTGCCTTGATCACATAATGACGGTATCAAAGAACGCACCCCCTGCAATAAGAGACCAAGCCTTTGTTTATAAAGAAAGAATTAGAAGTGTTATAAAGCACTATATGACACAAGCGGTAAAATCTGATAGAACTACATTATATAATAAAATGACGCAAGAGGGTCATGAGGATATAGCAAAAGCTATATTGAAATTTTAGGAGATTGATATGGCAATATCACAAGCAA